TCACCCCTAGCCACAAAGACAGGAAGAAGAGCTTATGGCGCCATTGCAAGACCATTATTGAAAACAATTGGTTCTGTTCCGGTTTCTGCTGGTTTAGCAGGTATAGAATTATTAAAAGACGATCCAAGTTATGCTTTAGCAGGTGCAGATCTTCTTTTACCTGAGTTAGGAAAAAGAGTTCCAGGAAGTGGTTCAGGTATTCTAGCTAAGGCCGGTAGGTTTGCATTAAATCCTTTTCAAGTTTTAGAGAAGCTTGGTAAATATGGAAAGGTCGGAAGAATGGCTGCTATGGGTGCAAGAATTCCAACAATGATGACACCTGTGGGTGTTGGCCTACAAGGTATAGAGTTAGTAAATCAAGGTTTAAAAGAACAAAGAAGAATAGAAGACATGAGAGAAAATAATCCAGAAGCGTATCAAGAGTTTCTTGCAGAACAAGAAGACATGCTTAGACAGTCTGCAGCGTATGGTGGAAGAATAGGTTTTGCTGATGGACCAGAGGATCCTAAAAAAAGAAATTTTATGAAGATTATGGGTGGACTTGCATCATTACCTCTTGTCGGTAGATTTTTTGATTTAGCACAGATTGCAGCACCTGTAGCAGAAAAAGCAGTCTCGACGGCACAAAATGTTCCGCCATATTTTTTAAATCTAATATCTAAAATTAAAACTTTAGGTAAAAAAATACCAAGTTCAAGCGAAAGAAGAGACACTTTCATATACAAAGACTATGATATGGGCGTTGATCTTGAAACTGGAGCAATCGATATTAGAAAAACTAAAGAAGGTGATTTTGGAGGTGAGGTTGGAATAACGGAAGAAGTTTACATGAGATTTACACCAGGCGTAGTTGATGAAACCACAGGCGGTAAAAAACTTGCTGATGAATATGAAGAGTTTACTGCAAGGCCAGATTATGAAGGTAAGATGAAAGATGTTGAAGAGGGAGTTCCTGATGATATTTTAGAGGATGCTGGTATGAAAGATTTTAAAAAATGATAAAGGGTAAAAAAAGTGGTCCACCACCAAAAAAAGGTCCGCAGTCCCAAGGCTTGAATATTAAATACAATACTGTTAAAACAGTCAAATTAACGGAGAAAATAAATGGCAGACATAGACAAGTCTCTTCCAAACGTACCTAGGAAGGAAATAAATATTCCTGGAGAAGAAGAAATTCAAGAACAGGTAGTAGAAGCTATTGAAGAAGAACAACAATCACCAGACGACATTGAAGTAAAAGAAAATGAAGATGGATCAGTAGATATTAATCTAGATCCAGAAGCTGCAAACCCTGAAGGCGGTGAAGATCATTATTCAAATTTAGCAGAGTTTTTACCAGATGAAGTTTTGAGTTCTTTAGGCTCAGAACTTAATCAAAAATATATGGATTATTCTATGTCTAGAAAAGACTGGGAAAAGTCGTATACTCAAGGTTTAGATTTATTAGGATTTAAATATGATCAAAGGTCGGAACCGTTTCAAGGTGCTTCGGGTGCTACTCATCCTGTTTTGGCGGAAGCCGTTACGCAGTTTCAAGCGCTCGCTTACAAGGAGTTACTCCCAGCTGATGGACCAGTCAGAACGCAACTCTTAGGAATACAGTCACCAGATAAGGTTCAACAAGCTTCTCGTGTAAAAGATTTCATGAATTATCAAATCATGGATCAGATGAAAGAATACGAACCAGAGTTTGATTCTATGTTATTTCATTTGCCACTTGCAGGTTCTACTTTTAAAAAAGTTTATTACGATGAAGTAGAAGGCAGAGCAGTTTCTAAATTTGTTCCTGCAGATGATTTAATTGTTCCGTATACAGCTACCTCATTAGATGATGCGGAAGCAATTATTCATAAAGTAAAAATTTCTGAAAACGATTTAAGAAAACAACAAGTAGCTGGTTTTTATAGAGATATAGAATTAGCTTCGCCACAAGATAAAGAAACAGATGTAGAGAAAAAAGAAAGAGAACTAGAAGGAGTAACTAAAACTAAAAACGAAGACGTGTATACTTTATTAGAGTGTCATGTAGATTTAGATCTAGAAGGTTTCGAAGATGTAAATTCAGAAACTAATGAGCCATCTGGAATTAAAATTCCATACATAGTAACATTAGAAGAAGACTCAAGAGAAATATTATCCATAAGAAGAAATTATGAAATAGGTGATTCAAAGAGAAATAAAATACAATATTTTGTGCATTTTAAATTTTTACCAGGTTTAGGTTTCTATGGTTTCGGTTTAATCCACATGATAGGTGGACTGTCAAGAACAGCGACCGCAGCTTTAAGACAGCTCTTAGATTCGGGAACGTTATCTAATCTGCCAGCTGGATTTAAAATGCGTGGAATAAGAATTAGAGACGACGCACAATCAATTCAACCAGGTGAGTTTAGAGACGTAGATGCACCTGGAGGTAATTTAAGAGATTCATTTATGATGTTACCATTTAAAGAACCTTCACAAACATTACTAGCGTTAATGGGTGTAGTGGTTCAATCCGGTCAAAGATTTGCATCAATAGCTGACATGCAAGTTGGGGATGGTAACCAACAAGCTGCAGTTGGTACAACTGTTGCACTTCTAGAGCGTGGTTCCAGAACCATGTCTGCTATACACAAAAGAATTTACTCAGCTCTTAAAAATGAATTTAAATTATTAGCTAGAGTATTCAAGTTATATCTACCACAAGAATATCCATACGATGTAGTTGGGGGTCAAAGAATGATTAAACAAACAGACTTTGATGATAGGGTAGATATATTGCCAGTTGCTGATCCCAACATTTTTTCTCAAACTCAGCGTATCTCTCTCGCGCAAACGGAGCTGCAGCTGGCAACCTCAAATCCAGGCATGCATAATATGTATCAAGCATATAGAAATATGTATGAAGCATTAGGTGTAAAAAATATTGATTCAATATTAATGAAACCAATGCCTCCTCAACCAAAAGATCCTGCTTTAGAACATATTGATGCTTTAGCAGGTAAACCTTTTCAGGCTTTTCCAGGTCAAGATCATAGATCACATATTACAGCTCACTTAAATTTTATGGCAACTAATATGGCAAGAAACAATCCAATGGTTATGGCAAGTTTGGAAAAAAATATTTTTGAACATATAAGTTTAATGGCCCAAGAACAAATTGAATTAGAGTTTAGAGAAGAATTATCTCAATTACAACAAATGCAAATGTTAGCACAACAAAATCCACAGATGCAACCACAAGTGATGCAGTTAACACAACGTATTGAAGCTAGAAAAGCTGTGTTAATTTCTGAAATGATGGAAGAATTTATGCAGGAAGAGAAGAAAATTACTTCTCAATTTGATAACGACCCTATCGCTAAGTTAAGATCAAGAGAATTAGACCTTAGAGCTATGGAAAATGATAGAAAAGAACGTGAAGCTAAAGAAAGAATGGATCTTGATAAGATGAAAGCGATGATGAACCAGCAAACTCAAGACGAAAAACTTGATCAAAACGAAGAATTAGCTAAATTAAGAGCTAACACATCAATAGAAAAGACAGTTTTGAGCAAAACATTGCCAAATTCTGATCAAATGATGCCAACTGTTAAAATTATGAGAAGTGGAAATGAATAAAACACAAAAAAAAATAAAAAAAGTTATGTCAAAGTTTAAAAAAGGTAAATTAAACATTGGTGACTCGAAAAAAAAAGTAAAATCGCGTAAACAAGCGATAGCAATTGCTTTATCAAAAGCAGGAAAGGTTAAAAAAGGTTAATATGGCTTGGTTTAGTCTTGCAAAAGTAGCAATTAACGCTGGAACACACATTTTTAAGAAACGTCAAGAGACAAAAATGGCTATGGCTGATGCACAACACATGCATGCGAGAAAAATGGCCGAAGGACAGGAGGCTTACCAGGGTAAACTCTTAGAAGCCCGTCAATCAGACTGGAAAGACGAGGCGGTTTTATTGATCTTGTCGGCGCCAATCGCGGTGCTTGCTTGGGCGGTCGTATCGGATGATCCTGCGGCCATGGATAAGGTAAAACTGTTCTTTGAATACTTCTCGTCGTTGCCGTCATGGTTCACAAATCTCTGGATCCTTGTAGTGGCGTCGATATATGGTATAAAGGGAACACAAATATTTAGAAACGGAGGAAAAAAATAATGCCAGGAATGATGAAAAGACCTATGTATAAAAAAGGTGGAAAAACAAAAAAGAAAAAAACCTTTCCTGATATGTCAGGAGATGGTAAAGTAACTAAAAAGGATATTTTAATTGCAAGAGGTGTAATTAAAAAACCTATGAAGAAGAAAAAAAAGTAATGAGTGCAAAAGTATTAAGAGCACTACTATCTTCTAAAAATAAAAAAAAACTAAAACCATTTGAGTCACCAATGACAAAAATGGTAAGGAGAAAAAAGAATGGCAAAATTATGCCCAAGGGGAAAAGCAGCCGCAAAGCGTAAATTCAAGGTTTACCCAAGCGCATATGCAAATATGTATGCATCTGCCGTTTGCAGTGGTAAAGTTACACCAGGTGGTAAAAAGAAGAATAGAAAAAAAGCCATGGGTGGTGGAATGATAAGATCTATGTATGGATCTGGTGGTTCTGCGTGTGCACAAATAAAAGGATTTGGAAAAGCCAGACGTCCAGGTAAGAGATAA